CGTAAGTAAAGATAGCGAAGACGAAGATTCTGGAGAAGCCCCTAAAGAAAAGGAAGCGGCTACCGGAGACGAGTCTAGTCAAGGATCTAGCGAAGGGTCCGGAGACGAGTCTAGCCAAGGATCTAGCGAAGGGTCCGGAGACGAGTCCAGCGAAGGATCTAGCGACGAGTCTAGCGAAGAGTCAGAAGATACCCCTAAAGAAGCCTCTAATAAAAAACCTAGTGAAGTTCAAGAAAAGAAATTATCTACAGATGACATATTGTTGCAAAAAAAGAAGGAAGAAGAACGAATTAAATTTGAACAAGAAAAGAAAGATTATGAAAAAAGAAAATCACAAGAAACAGATAATCGACATGAAGACCGAAAGGGAGACCGACGTGAAGATCATCGAGGACAACATCGCGAAGACCGACGTGAAGATCATCGCGGACAACATCGCGAAGACAGACGCGAAGACAGACGCGAACACAGACGCGAACACAGACGCGAAGATCATCGCGAAGACAGACGCGAAGACAGACGCGAAGACAGACACGGTAAACATCGCGAAGACCGACGCGAAGACAGACACGGTAAACATCGCGAAGACCGACGCGAAGACAGACACGGTAAACATCGCGAAGACAGACGCGAAGACCGACATGGTAAACATCGCGAAGACCGAAACGGTAAACATCGCGAAGACCGACGCGAAGACCGACGCGAAGACCGAAATGGTAAACATCGCGAAGACCGACGCGTACAACATCGTGAAGACCGAAGCGTACAACATCGTGAAGACAGACGCGGTAAACAGCACGAAGACAGTAATTCAAGCGAAAGAGATTCCGATTATTACAAATCTTTTTCTAAGAAGCCGAGTAAATTCAGAGCGTTATATGAGCCATCAGATGATGAAAGATACTCCTCCTCATCTGAATCGAGAAGCTCATCCTCAGACGATTTTCCAGTTCCTGAAACACCAAAACGAAGAGTTAGCAAAAAGGAAGAATACAAGAAAGTGTATAATAAATTAAAAGATCTTTCTAAAAAAATGAATAACAAACATAGACATATTTAAAAAATAAAAGTTTTGAAAAAAATGAAAGAGTTTCCATCTGTTTGTAATCCGAAAAATAAGAACAATTTTCAACTTCTTAATCACGATAGATTAAAGTGTTATCTTCGCAGAGATTTATATGAGCATATTATCAGTCATGAAGAAAATGACTATTTTTCTCTCGATGAATTTAACCGACGAGTAAATAACATGGAACTAACAAAGAAACTTGTCAACGAGCTTATACCAGAGTTAGAAGGTCATGGCTGGAAATGCAAAACTTCTTTTGGAGGCACAGGATTATTTATCTACAGTAGCGAAAAACCTCCATCAAGCTGTTGGGAAGAGTAAATTATTTTTTATTTACATTGTAAATAAAATTCTATTTCTTTTTAGCTATATAGTGATATCCAGAATAAATTTTCTCCATTTTTTCGGAAAAACAATCCATAAAAGAGTCGACTGCTTTTCTAACACCATAACTTCCGTAGTCATCAAAAAACATCGTTCCACCTTCCACTAAAAGTCTATACGAAAGTACAGTGTCTGTTAAAACATCATGCGATAAATGCGAGGCATCGATTGTGATATAATCGTAAGTTTTATTTAAAGTTGGAAGAACAGAGCTACTAAAGTCTTTATAGAAGGATATTTTATTTGGGTATTTGCTATTACTAATATTGTATATAAATGTTTCTAAAGTATTTTCTGTAACAGGGGTTGTTTTATCATTGCAATTAAACGGATCTATAACATCTATATGACTATCCGTATGAGAGAGATAATTATCTATGTAAAATGTAGTACTTCTCCCTTCGAATGCACCTATTTCTAAAATAGAAATTTTCTTATCTGTCGGGGGAAAATATTCTTGTATAATAGGTTTCTGAAATTCAAACCAATCTGTAGTAAATTTATACATAATTATGTATAGATTTTCTTTTTTTATAACTCAATAGCAAAACATTCATAACCTTCGTTTGCCTTGTTTTCTGTTAAAGAATCTACCAACTCATCTACGTTATCTGTTTTTTCAGTATACGTAGAATACTCAATCTTATCGATATATTTTCCAGTTGTGACTACTACTTCATTTTCTTTTTTTTCGTAAGCCCAGAAATTGTTTTCCTTATCTATCCATAGTTCTTGAGCTGGAAAAAGTTTCCAAGCGGCTTTTTGAATATTTCTTTTAGCTTCTAGAGACATTTAGAGAAAATAGTCACATAAAAAATTATTTCATTTTTATTTTATAATAACTTATCGCTAGGATTACAATTATGAAAATAAATAAAAACAAGAAGGTGAAAAAGTGAGATTCTTTTTTCTCATTCTTATAATCTTCTCCAGCTACAAATGTATTCCAATCCGGTAGATCTTTTAGACTTATTATAGGCTTTAACGATAACCAAGGCTTTTCCGCTATAACTCTTTTAGTATATCCCGTTAATGGGTCTATTCTACCTCCCATCAGGCTAAGATCTGTACTTATATCTTTACGTTGCTTGATATGAAGTTCTGTTTGTTCAGCTGTTTCCCAACTATATCTATTGTGATTAACTAAGTTATAGTCAAGAGGATAGAAAAAATCTGGAAGACCAGCCACGACATTTGCTTCAATTTCACACATATTATTTCCTCTACTTATATAAAAATAACCATTTCTTCCCCAGTCTTTTCCCCAGCTATTTCTTATTATCCAATATTTTTTCCCCTTTTCTTCCCCCCATCCAACTATTTCTACTGCATGTCCTCCCAACGATTCTCCTAACCCATTCCATTCATATATACTATTTTTAGCGTCAAACGTGTACAAGTCTGGATAAACAACCATCCCTGTTGAAACAGGTCCCCAAGAGTATATATTGTGTCTTATATATAATTCACTTCCACTGTCTTGGGGTATCCCAGCTACCGAATAAAAGTGAATACAGCGAAAGAAACGCGCTGGTGTACCGTATTCATCGTTAGAAGAGTTTTCAGAAACGTTACTACACATATCGGCAATCTTCCCAGTAACAGAAGTGCAAAGAGGTGTGTAATTAGTAGAAGAAAAGTCGGAAGGGGAATTAAGGGCTAGTTCAGTGCCGATTGTTTTATCGTAGGGAACGCAGTTGTCGGTAGGGGTTCCAAAAATGTAAAGATATCTCCACGAGTCGCTTAGTGAGTTGCCATTGCAAGATCCCATACCGATGGAAGTAAGATTTATTTTATTAAAAATATTTTGCTGTGTTTGTGGGTTTTTTACAACTAGTTCTTGTCCTATAAAATCACAGAGTAACATATAAGTTGGAGAAAGATCTATTTTTAGTTTTCCTAAGGATTGTATGTTAAATCTGTCTGCAAGAGTACTAGTTGTAGCGAATGCCCAGCAACTTCCGCATTTTCCTTGGTCTTTTACAGGAGAAAGTAAGTCTTTCCATACTTCTGTACCGTCAAATGTGTCTGGAACAGAGTCTACTGTTAGTACATCGTTATCTCCGTCAAATCCTTCTACTGGAAATTTTCTTCCCCAGGTAACTTTGGGAAGGCTTTCAAAGTCTGATTCTGCGTGTCGACTGGAATCTCTAAGAATCGTTAGATTTGGTCTAGATAAACTCATTTTATTATAATAAATAAATTAGTAATCTAGAATATCAGTGATGATTTTCTTGTCGTGTCTTTGTGTTATCTTGTAGTATAGGTTCCAAAAAGTTTGTCCAAGTCCAAACATAGAAACGAGAAAGACGATAATCATCTCATTGTAAGTCAAGTAACATACAAATTCTAGAACTACGATAGCTAATCCGGCAACGATAGATCCAATGAATTCTGTATGCTCTGCAATATTTTGTTCTTTCCAAAAAATCACAATAGATACCACCCCGTTGATAAAAATGTACAAGACAAACCCATGCACTGGCATCATTTTATGGGGCACTTTCATTTCTTTAGGGGCATCGTAAAACAACACGGCACCAATCACTATAGAAATGATAGTGAGTCTCATAAGTTCAATAAGGAGAAACATGCAGGTAGATATATTGTTCTTGGTGATGAGCTTGTAAGGGGTGTGGCAAATTTCGCAGGAGTGTTCCTGAGAGATTTTTGAGTTAATCCATTGTATAAGGCAATTTTTGTGTACATATTGGATGCCTCCTTTGCACTTGCAGGGAGAGACCATATTTTCGACATTGTCATCCGACAGACAATATCGGCAAGTCTTTGACTCAGTCATTTGACCTAACCTCTATTTTTCCAATTTAAAATCAATTTAGGTTTATATAAGATATGGAACCCCGTCGTAAACAATATGCAGCCGAAATAAGGCTTGAAATTATCAGGATGGAAAAGTCCCAGAAAAGGGATGAAGAAGTATTAGAGAATCTACATACACTTGGGTTAAGACCTGATGTAGTGAATAAGAAGAGGGATGAAATAAGGGCTAAGATGGATAAGAGAACGGAACAGATCTTTGAATATACTGAAAAAGAGAGGGATTATTTATCTGGAAAGTTTGACGAGGAAATAATTAGTCAGTATAATACGAGTAAGAAGACTGAAAAGACCCGTAAGGATGATATGATAGCTAAGCGTAGAAAGAATTTAGAAGACGATGAAATTAAGAAGGAAAAAATGGAGGAGAAACGGTATAAGGATAATGAGGATAAATATATTGAGAAAAATTATAAATATTACTACAAGCAGTTTTGTAAAGCAGAAGAAACGTTACCGACTTACATAAGAGCTAATTTGGATGATATGCCGAATAATAAGGGGTATATATGGAGAGGATGTTGGTTTTTTGGAAATAAGAAACGTGAGTATAATAGCCCTCTTATAATGTTTGAGAAGCAGAGAGGAGGTGTTTTATATATTAATGAGATAGATGACAGAGAGCATAGACTTTTCGAGAAGAGAGGGAAAGAGAGAAAGACATTGGTTTCTAAGAAACTAAGAAAATATAGGTTAAAAGTTTAGAATAAATAATAAATGGATATAACACGAGATAATAATTCAATAACTACACATGATTATGAATTTTATAATTTTGATAATTCTAAATGGGATTACTCTTTGGATGGAATGTGGGTAGGTGGTAAGTTTCATATGGATAATCTAAGTGGTGGTTATCATGGTATAGAAAAACAGTGGTGGGAGTATCACTCTAAAAGGTATGAAAATCCAACTGTATTACTTGTTTCAGAATCAGAGAAAGTTAAGAAGATGTTTAGTAGTATCTATCCTACCTGGAAAATTTATACGATAGATATATTTCAGGAACTAAAGTCTGATTGGAGATATTTGTAAAAGAAATAGTCCTCTTGAAGGTCTTAGTTTTGATATTATTATTAATCAAGCTACGTTAGAGCATGTTTATAATCCATTTCAGGCTATGGAGAATTTATGCAATAGTTTAAGAAAAAATGGTATACTTATAACCCATACACATCCACCTAATTTTGGATATCACCGTTATCCAAGCGATTGTTTTCGTTTTATGAAGGACTGGTGGTATGATCTTCCAAAGCATATAGAAAATATACGCTTACTATACTTGCATATGAATAATAATAAACATGTATTTTCTTGTTACCAAAAACTAATATAGAGATTCTTTATATTTATATAAATGATAAAGAATCTTGTAATTGATCCTGAAAATTATAGAAATACAAAACCATATCCTTATGCTTTCCAAGACTCTATATTAAGAGATGATTTTGCACATGAGTTACAGAAAGAAATTATGGATATTCCAGATAAGATGTGGGATAGATATGAAATCCCTTTGAGTCAAAGTTAACGTTAAGAAACAAATACGAATTTCCAGAAAGATTACAGAAATTATTCGACGAGTTACAGAGTGATTTTTTCGTAAATAAACTATCTGAAATTGTAGGTGAAAAATTACTTTTAGATCCTACAAGAAATTTCTGGGGAGTACACAAGTATAATAACGGCGATAAGTTAGATATTCACGTAGACGCAGGAATACACCCTGTTACAAAACAGAAAAAACACGTTACTTTAGGAATTTACCTAAGTGTGAATTGGAAGGAAGAATATGATTGTAAGCTTGAAATTTGGTCCGGTGAAAATGCATCTGAAGATAGCGCGAAAATACATGAGAAAGTAGTTAGCATAGCACCTATGTTTAATCGGCTAGTGCTTTTTACCTGCAATGACTATTCATGGCATGGAAATCCAGAAACTGTAAAATGTCCAGATGACTCTAAGCGTATATTTATAACAATTTCCTATCTAAGTGAAAATTATACCTATAAAAATAAAAAGCAAAAAGCTTTCTTTGTAAAAAGACCGAATGACGAATATGATGAACATAAAGATAAGTTAAGATTTTTAAGAGCAGATCCAGAAAAGTATAAAGAAATCTACAGAATCTCTAATTGAATTTAAAATATTATTAGTTATTTTATAAAATAATGATAGGAATAAAGAGAAAAACTCATCCAAACATGGAAGTGAGCATTGAAAAGAAAACGAGGCAACGGCCTAAACTTAAACTTGAAAACGCACCTGCGGTTTCTACTTTGAAAGATCTTATTGAGTTGGGTAATTCACTAAAATTTTATAAAAATCTAGATATTATAATGTTATGGCGTATAGCCCCCTTTCTTAAAGAATTAGAAGAAATGGTTGGCATGGAATCTCTGAAAGAAACTGTTTTTTACCAGATAATTTACTATCTACAAGGCATGCACTCTAAAAATAAAAACGAAGAGTATCTTCACACTGTTATATACGGTCAGCCTGGATGCGGAAAAACATCTGTTGCTAAGATTATAGGCAAAATTTACCAATCCATGAATATACTTTCTCCTAATGGTTCGTTTAAAGTAGCGTATCGCGATGATTTTGTCGCTGGATATCTCGGGCAAACAGCGATAAAGACGAAAAAACTACTTCAGTCTTCCATAGGAGGGGTATTATTTATAGATGAGGTGTATTCTCTAGCTCCTAGAAATAACGACCGCGATAGTTTTTCTAAAGAAGCTATCGACACGTTGACGGGATTTTTATCTGAGCATAAGAATGATTTCTGCTGTATTGTGGCAGGGTATGAAGAAGAAGTAAACGGATGTTTTTTCGCTATGAACAAAGGGTTGGAAAGGCGTTTTCCCTGGGTTCATAGAATACCTGACTATACAAGTAAAGAGTTGTATAAGATTTTCTTCAAAATGGTTAGAGATATAAATTGGAACGTCTCGTTTAGCGAAGACTTTATGATAGCTATTTTTGAAAAGCATAAGGATATGTTTAAGAATGCAGGTGGAGATATAGAGACATTTCTATCGAAATGTAAAATGTTCCATTCTAAACGTGTCTTTTCCCTTGATAAAGAACACAAGTTCAATATTTCGAAAGAAGATGTATTACAAGCTTTAGGATTTTTAGAAAAGAATAATAAACCGAAAGAAGATAAACCCCCTGAACATATGTATACTTAATTTTTATAGAAAAATTCTATAAAAAAGATTTTTATTCAAAGGTTATATCTATAGCAGAATCTAATCGTTCGTCTAGTGTATTTATAAATTCTTCCTTTTCCATTTTTGTTTTCTTATTGATATGATACTTGAAAAAATTTGCTATATAGTTTGGAAACTTAAACTTATTATCAATTTCTTGAGTAAGTTTTTTGAAATTATTTCCACTATTATTATAGTCTGTAAATATTTTTTCATGATATATAGAATAAGTATCTTTGATCTCAGTTTTAATAGTGTTTAACAAATCATCTACTTCTAGTACATCGACTAATTCACAACCATATAATGTTAAAAAATAACAAGAAACTTTTTTCCCTTTGAATTCATCATAATATTTACAATCTTGTGATATTTTCGAAAATAACATTGTTGACAATATAAATTCACTATATATTTCATGTATATTAAAATCATTAATACAAGGTGTAATAATATAAAAAATAATTTCTTTCTCAGACCAAGAAATAGGAAGCCTATTATAAATGTCAAATTCTTCTGTTTGGTTATAACATATTTTAAGGCTTGATGATTGTTTATAATTTTTAGATAATGATTTTATATTACTTAACACATTTGGTATTTTACGTATTTCTTTCATGAAATTAACACGTTCAGAACAATCTAAATTTAGAATTTGCCCTAGTGCTATATAAGAATCTTGTATATATACCATCTTATATAAGAAAAGTTTAAAAATATATGTAAAAACAATCATATTTTCTGGACAATCTAAAATAAATTCTGAAAATTTTTCAGAACTACAAGTCCTACTTTTTTCTATAATTTGGATAGTTATTTCCTGAAATTTTTCATGTATATTCTCGTAATATTTCTGAAGTGGTATAACTTTCTCTATTTCAAATTGTTTTTGATTTTTTTGCATTTTTAGATATTGATAGTATTCTTGAACATTATCACATATTTTTACCTTATATTTACCTATCATTTTAATACGTACTGCTATATCACTATTTTTAGCCATTTCAGCCATTTTTAACCAAAAAATAGCGAATAATATATTGCTTCTAGAAATATGGTAATTATAATCTACAACTTTATTATCCTTTTTTCTCTCAAATCTATCTAAAATAGATTTATAATGCTCTTCCAAGTCGTATGTTTCTTGTAATACTCTGAATAATTTTTTTACGTTTATTTTACTGTGTAAATTTTTCCACTCGCTTATTATACTTTCTTCATCTGAAAAAGAACAGTTAACTAAATATAACATTTTTTCAGCTCTAGTTAATGCTACATGATACATAGAATCGAATTTCAACTCTCCATGTGTTGTTTTATGGTATCTTACCATTTTGGGAGTAAGATTGATAACAATGACAACATCTCTTCCTGTGCCTTTGGCAGAATGAATAGATTGAATACGCGTACGGTACTGTGATTCTAATAAATCTATAGGACGAGATTCTTCGCTTCTATGAAGCTGTGCATATCGTGAAATAGATGCATGACATTTTTCATCTGGTAATGGGATTCCGTATTTTTCGTGCCAAAATTCTTCTAGTCTGTCTCTTATTTCTGCTAAAATTGGATAATTACTAACAATAGGACAAATGATAGCAAAATGTTCAGGTTTTTTATATCCATTATTAAATTCACATTGAAATATTTCTAATATATTGTAAACTATCTTTTCATCTGAAACATTTCTAATTTCTACATCTCTTTCTTCATGTATTTTATGACAATTAGGTTTTTGGCATATAGAAATAATCTTTTCAAGTCCATATTTTTCAAAGTTAACATGCTTATTTACAAAGTCTTGCAATTTTGAATTATGAAATCTAAGCACAGAATTTTTGGGTTTATCTCTAAAAATATTAATACTATCTAGGAAAAAAACATCATTATCGCTAGTCATAATATTTTTTTCTAATAGTATACTCTGTAGTTTATCTCCTATAATATAACAATCAGCATATGTATCTCTCATTACCCTACAGATTGCTTTTAAATAGTCTTGACTTAAGTCCTGTGCCTCGTCTATTATTAGACATGTTTCTTTACAGATTCTACTAGATGTTTGAGCATATCTAAACATTCCTTTATCGGAAAGTCTAATTTCAGTATCAGTAGAAATATTTTTTGCGATACGCTCGAAATAAGATTCGCCTAGTGGAATTATATCCTTATTTATAGCGTAGCAAAAAGAGTCTATTGTTCCTATAAAAATTTCACATTTTTCTTTTTTCCCATCTATAAAGCTTTTTTCAAGTTCGTACGTTTTTTGATTTCCTTCACATGTATTTTTTCCTATTTTTATATATGGATTTTTAGACTGTATTACCATATCATCTATTTTTTCTTGAACTACTGCTGTATTTGACCTCATTTTAGAAAGATAAAAATAATACTTATAGTCAGTTTCAGTAATTAATCGAACACTTTCGTAAGTTTTACCACATCCAGCACCTCTCTGACGTATGTATAAATTACACTTTTTTGGTTCTTCTTCGTGTTCGAAAATACCTATTGATGATATAAAATCATCGCGACTCTTAGGATTCTGACACTCTGTCATTTGACATTTTATGTGTTTCGAAGAAATCTTAAATATTCCATATTCTGTATCTAAGAAAAAATAATCTAATACAGAAAATTCTATATGTTTATTCCAGTCTATTATAAATCTATTATCTCTCGTTCTATAAATATTAGAATCCCAACCATTTACTATCCAGTATATTTTATACCCAAAATTTTCGTAATCTTTATTACGCTTCAAAATTTCTTCTTTTTTTATAAAACTATTTTGTAGTTCAATTACAGTATTTGTTTTCTCAGATAAAACATCCGCACGTCTTTCCCCTATATATACCTCTGTTTTACATCCATGTTTAGTTTCGAAAAATTCCTGTAATTCTTTATGCCATATTTGAGTATCTATATGTCTTATATATTTTGTATTATTTAGATAACATACAATAACATCATACCCATTTTTACATTTATAGTTTACGTGTTTTACAGCTTCTTCAATACTAGTTATAACACCATCTTTATCCTTAATGATTTGAAGATCACAACATACCATTTTTTTAAAAACTATAAGAGAATCTAAATTTCAATTTGAAAATAAAAAATATCTAACATACGTTTTATGGCTTCTACACCAATATACTTTTTTATAGAAAAATTCTATAAAAAAGATTTTTATCTAGCGGACTTTCTAGGCTTTCTAGGCTTTCTAGCGGACTTTCTAGGCTTTCTAGGCTTTCTAGGCTTTCTAGGCTTTCTAGCGGACTTTCTAGCGGACTTTCTAGCGGACTTTCTAGCCGACTTTCTAGGCTTTCTAGCCGACTTTCTAGGCTTTCTAGCCGACTTTCTAGAAAATGTAAATGTTCCTAAATATTTAGCTATTTCACGTTTTACATCACGTCCTGGATCTGGTAACTTAGCTTTTCTGATAACCATATATACAACCTTTATTGTATTTTTAATGGCATCTTCTAAATTAGGCAACACCGTATTATCATAAATCCGCCTAATTACATCATCTACTCTTATATCATTAGGGATGGCGTTAATTTTGTTAATAAAGCCAGGATTTTTTTCAAGATCTGTGATATCTTTTACTTCTTGAACACCAATAAAAGTAAGCAATGTAACTAAAATATCCCTTAATTTACGTGTAAGTTTTTCTTTGCGATTAAACTCCTCTACTGAAAGGTAACCATGCCTTCTTTCTATTTTTGCTAGTTCTGCTATTTCCGTTTTGAGTATGTAAGCTAAAAGATATTCTTCTAAAGATGAAAATTCTACATCAGGATTCTCTCGTCCTAGTTTGTCTATGAAAGATCTTTCATTAATTTTTAACTTTTCCCATTTATCTAATATAAGATATTTATCATATTTTGTATTTGTATCCATTATGATCTTAACTAACTCTTTAAAGAGGTTTTTATCCCTTAGATCAAGATGATCACGTTTCGAATCATCCGAATCATACGGATCATTCCAATAACTCGCATCATTCTCATCATAAGCCATTTTTATTACTCTTATTAAAATAATTTTTTACATTTTCATATCCTTTGGAAAACATATCTAATCTCATTTTAGACTTTATATCAAAGTCTACGAAATTTCTCATATCTGTATCTATGCCTATTAAATCACACTTTTCGGTCGCAAGATTATTTTTATCCTTTGTTGACTGAGCCATGGGAATCTGTAAAAGACGAAGAAAATAACTTATTATACCATCTTCAGGGTCATCTTGAAGACTTTTTTCGTTTATTTTTACAAATATTCCCAATACTTTTTTTCCGATTTCTTGCCCCTTTAAAATAGGAAAATTATCCGAAAAAGCACCATCTATATAATAATTATCCATATACTTAAACCTATCGAATATTAACGGAAGATTAGAACTCATTCGTAACGCCGTTAAACAAGGCAAATCAGGATAATTATCTGGCCCAATATATTCCGTCATACACACTGTCATATTATACGTCACACAGATAAGCGTCTTACCATATATTTCTCTTAACTTTCCCAACGTTAAAAATCTTCCAATCTTCTGTAAAGTCATCTTTTCTAAAGCTTCATGTAAAGGTGTAAAACTAGTAGCTCCATTCCCATTAATCATAGATACAAGATTAAAACTCTGCATCTTTTCTAACCAGTGATTAGTATAAAATGAAACCATTATCTCAATAGGTGTATAACCTATAGCTAAAAGATATCCTATTATACACCCAATAGAAGTTCCTACATATTTATCTATATTTTTATATAGATTATTATCTATCACAGCTTGTATGCCACCTAATAGAAAAAGTCCTTTTATTCCACCCGCTGAAAGAACCATCGTATCATACTCTTCTTCACTCATTTATAACGATTAAAACGTTTTTTTAATACGCAGTTTTTACGGAGTCCTTTACACATTCAAAACCTTCTTCAATAACAATAGACATATCAAAGATAATACAATTATTATTATAATATATACAGTCTTATCATTATTGTAAAATCTAGAACATATAGGACAATCCTGTATATGCCTAGCTATATCAATACAATTATATGTCATATGCACCTCTGGAACAGGACGAAGAGGAGGTTGAGGCGGCTGAGGAGGAGCTTGAGGTTGAGGAAAAGGAGGCTCCTGATCCATATCCATACGATTCATTCCAGACTGCGACATCATAGTATGAGAATTTCGGATATATTTCTGGTAGTCGGTAGGTCCTCCCTTCATATCTTGATTTCTCGAATCTCCAACACCTTCTAAATCTTCTAATTCGGGAAGTTCATTTAACATTGTCACATTATTTCTTTGACCATACATTTATTATAATATAGTAAATTTACATTTTTTTTACAAAAACAAAATATCTTCTTCTTTAACAGTTTTACTATTCACCACCAACTCAAACACCCCATACAAAAATGGATTCTTCTCCTTATTTACCAGACCTAACAATATCCTATTAAAATCACTTTCATCCACAACTTTAGCCATCTCTGGACTTTTTTCCTCCTCTTCCTCCTTTTTAGCTATTTTCTTAGGCTTAAAAACCACCTTTGTACCACTTTTCACCAACTCCCTATACTTTTCCGTCTTCTTAAACGCCTTAAACTCATCATACACACCAGATATCGTTATTTTAATCTTATCCTTCGTATCCGTTATTTTATATTCTCGAACAGCCTCTACATCTGTATAAATAATCTTCTTTCTCGGCAAATCCAACTCTACTTCATTTAACACATAAGGCTCTCCTTTCTTTTCCCAACTCAAAATAGCTATAACATTTCTTTCACTCTCTCCAAACGCATGTTGCATCGACGCCCCACAATAATACACATTTTTCCCTATCTGCTGTCTACTATGTATATGACCAGACACAATATAGGGATAATTTTCAGGCCATTTATCACCTTCTACAGATACAATAGCACCCATTTTACACCCATAGAACTCCTGGTGGGCAAAAATACAATCGGCCTTTTTCCAATCCTGCCCAGTGCTATTTAAAGCCTCTTGAAACCTACCCGGTGGAACATAGGGAAGAAAAAAGAATTCCATACCATCCATAAGGGAATAAACAACTTTATCAACAATTTCCACATCTTTCCAATGTTTTAAACCATTCATCCAATGATTATTATTAAGATACACACTATTATTTATCATATCATGATTTCCAACAAGAACAAAGGTCTTGGCTATATTACGCATTCGCTCAATGAATTCATAAGCTTTGTTTAAAGGTATTGTGTGTATACGCTCATGGGTATGTAAAAGATCGCCTAAAATCACAATAAATTCGGGACTTTCCTTTTTAGCCAACTCTTCTATCTTATCCATAAACATAGTTACCTCTGAAATATTATCAGTTTGAAAATGCGGATCACCTATTACAATAGCTTTCATTTATTTTTATATAAATGAAAGTGATATATTTTTTCAATTTGTTAAGTTCTCAGGTTCCACACCAGCTAATCCAATAACTAAAGGACTATTTACCGCCGATGTAGGACGACTAGTCACCCGTCGAGGCATAACTTCCTGCTTTTTAGCTTGTTCAATCTTAAAACGCCGAATCATATGATTCAGATTTGTAGCCGATTGCTTATTCAAATGCTGAATCACACACTCCAGAGAAATACGATTAGTCTCCCGATTAGAAAGATGCCAAGAATGACACTCTTTAATCACCTGATACTCCTCCACAGGAACCGTCACATAACGCTTCTTAATAAACCTCTGCACATACGCCCTATAAATACAACGCGCAATATCATACAGCGTATTCTCGTAATCATTAAACGTATCTCTTAACTCCGGATAGAGACTGTATAACATCTCCGTCATCTTCCTATTCATACGAACTTGAAGATACCGAAACTTAATACTAGGCTCATTTCCACGCGTTTGAAACATCTCTAAATAATCATTATGGAGAATCTTAATCTGTCGACAATCCGGACCAAAACAGATAATACCTTGCACCCTCTTCGGATCGATATTCGTTTCAATATAGTTTGACACTTCTTCAAACGTCTTAAACTCGTGAGGCTCTGGACTGTGAAGACTTGTCTTTTCCGTCAGAGAAAGTTCTCCGTTAACAAACGTACCTACATGTAAAATTAACGACTCTTCACCGGTAGGAACATCACATACAATACGATTATCCGAAAAATTACGAAGAAGAAACATATACTGTTTAGTCTTATCTAAACTATTCTGAAACCGAATCAAAATATTATCTCCCTCTCCTAGAGAGGACGAAAACTCAGGATTAATCTCCGCTTCATTTTCTAAGGCTTTCTTAAATAAAGTTCCAAAAGAATCACGCGAAGCCCATTTGCTACGGAAAGCATTAAGCTTGCGATGAGTAGAAAGAAACCATCGTCCAGAAAAGTAGAATAAACGAAGTAGAGCACCTTCATAAGCAGTATAAAATCGCCATTGGTTGAAATTACTTAAGATATTAGGGAGTCTTTCATCCTTATAAGAATATTCATCGGTATAGGAAAACGCCTTCATAACAAGCTCACCGTTGTGGAAAACAAGCCCGCGAGATTGCTTGATAAAGGTACTTTCATCATTATTACAAGTATTATAACAATATAATTCTAGTCCAGTTTCCTCATCAGAATCAACTAGACGAATCTTGCTTTCCGCTGTTACACGAGAAAACAAATTTTCTTCAGTGCCAGAAATTTCTGGCGTAGAATTCACAATATGCGTTTCCATTTTATTACAGAATTAAAATGTTTAAATAGAATTCATTTTTATTTTTTCATAATAAAAATGAGTACACTGTCAGATATAATCACGTCTGTTTTAACAGCAATTGGAAAAGATGATGACACATATATAGATGATCCGGAAATAAACAAAGAAATACAAGAGAAACTACAAAAAGAGGTACAAAAAGAACTACAAAAAATATTAGTTCCTATATTAATCGACTCGTTAAATATGGAAAAGGAAGGCGATTCCTATATTGGTAATCAAGCACAACTTTCAAAAGAAGTCAATAAACAATTAAGCCCAATATTAATGAATATACTAAAAATAAATATACAAACATTCAAACAGTACTTAGAAAAAACACACTATTATACCGAAGAACAAAAGATGCTAACAGACTTATTTTCAGAAAAAGCAACACAATTTAAAAATAGAATCGGTTTTGACACATTTAGAAAGAGTCGAGGTGCTGGAAAGATAGGTACAGATGTAACAGAACTAGTAAAACGCATGGTCATGAAGGCGAGTTTTAAGCGCAAGTCTCACAAGAGTAAGCGCAAGTCTAAGCGTCGTTCACGCAAGAGTAATCGAAGGTCTCGTTAATTTTGCGATTGTAAGCATATCAATTCCATGTGTTTCTAAAACAGCTGGTATACCATATGTTTTACATTTATCCAAAAGATAAGAAAGTGATTCTACACTTTCACCCCAAATATGTCCTTTCCCAATAAGTTCATGTCTATCTTTCCGACTTCCTTGAACAGTTTGACTATCGTTTAAGTGAAGAAGTGTAAAACGATCTAACCCTATAATACAGTCAAAATCAGAAAACATTCTATCCACATCACTAATCTTACCCAAATCATACTCTCCATACGCAAATATATGACAAGTATCTACGCAAACTCCTATATTCCCCTTTTTAGACTCGTGAACACCATCTATAATAGTTTTTATCTCCCCAAAAGTTGTCGCTAAACTAACTCCTTGTCCCGCAGAATTTTCCAATATAAGTTTAGAGTCACTACTGAAATGTATTTTATTTATACTTTTAGAAATAGTAGATAAACCTACATTCCTATCTTTAAAGTTACCAGGGTGAATTACAACTCCATTTCGCAAAGAATTAAAGTTGCTTAACACCGATAATTCATATTCTAAGGAACGTAGAACATGTGATGTTTTCGCATCTTGCTTATCATCTCCATTCCAAGCTAAAGAATCGATAGAACCGGCTAAGTTAGAAATGTAAGGAAAATGAGTAAAGACATGAAGCGGATATTTACTTAAAATTTTTTTAGACTCAGAAATATCTTCCTCTGTAATTTTTGCACGATTAAATCCATGTGGATTACCCATAAAAAATTGCGTTGCATACATACCGTAATTTACACTAGTCCATAAAGTATCACATATTTTTCCAGAAAAACCTGTATGCGCACCCACATCCCAATTTACATCGTAAATCCTATCCATTTTTTTATAATGTAAAAAATACATTATAAAATCAATTTAGGACAATATTCCAATCATCTTGCTGTGCCTCTTTAACTATCTCTTTTAATTCCTTTCGTAACTCCGTACGTAACTCCGCACGTAACTCCGCACGTAACTCTGCACGCAACTGTTCCCGTAACTCTTCGCGTATCTCTGTACGTAATTTTTCGCCGAGTTCTTCACGTAGTTCGTTCTTTAGACGCATATTATAAGCCATTGCTGTAACAGAAAGGCCAGTAAATCCTAGAGGAAATAATATATTTTCTCTTTTCTTATCCATCGGCGACTTATTATAATACTATATTATAAAAAATAAAAAAATAACTTACAATGGTCGCATAAAAGTAGCTATCGAAATCCTACCTCCCCTTACATTTTCCTCTCGAGAAACACCATGAATCGAAGACCCAAACAATATAGAATCTCCATTTTCCATTCTAAACTCCTTTTTACCTACAGAAAGTGTACGTGTTTGACCAAGTGATATCACCAGCTGATGAGTCCCTTTGTGGCTGTGATTTGGAGTGTACATATTTCCATCCTTATAGTAGTTAATATATATTCCAAAGATTGCATAATTTGGAATTTCACGAACCTTTGAGATCTCCCTTAAAATTGCAGAAATCAAAGCTACCAGTTCTTCCCCTAAAGCACTCTCTAAACTCACAGAGTATGCCAACCTAGTAAAGCCATTTCTTGAAGCTATCCCAGACTGCCAAGGAAGTTTCTCTAGTTTTCTATAATACTCACTCGCCACATCAGAAGTCAGGGATTGTTTCATAATTACTGTCTTGCACAACTTGCGTGACATTTTTGAAAATATAATAGAGATTATTATATTTTTTCAATTTATAAGTTCACTATTCTGTTCATACCTATACAACATTCTAGTTATATTAGGAGACTTTGACACTCGTAATCCAACTACTATATTAGCCCCTTTCTGAACCAAAAGTTCAGCTAACGCACTATTGTTATTCTGACAGGCCACTTTTAGAGAACTATCTAAATCTGTCGCCCCTTTAGAAATAAGATATCTAGCTATATCTACCTGCCCTTGTTTTACAGATTCAATTAAGCCTTCGTTTAAATTTACATCAAAAGACTCTGCTAATGCCTTTACCTTTTCTAAATTTCCTAAACGACAAGATGGCAAAAAATCCTCTTCATATAGTTTAGGCTTTCTTTTACAATTAGAAGAAATTATATCTATAATTGGAACGACTAATGTATTCCATAGAAAGTTTATGTTTTGCTGAGTAACAGATAACATTTATTTTAAAAAGAATGTAAGTCTTTTTAAAATAAAATTATTACCAATTCCAAGGTATATCTGAATCTGGTCTAAACGCTCCTTTTTCGTGTAATATAATAGGAGGGTCAAATGAATATGCTTTTATTTTATTTTTTCTAATTTGTTTTATCACCATCTGATCAATATGATTGTTAACTTTATTTTTAAACAACTCTAATGTTTTTTTAGCGCCTTTTAATGAATAACAGTAAGCCCAAGTTCCCCCTGGACTCATAGGTATCGAAATATACTTTCCCCATTTAGAACGATCCATATCATCTTCGTAAAGTGGAACACGAAGATCATCTGGATGTTTAACATACCAGTCATACTCATCTTTATCGACTATCGAAAGAGACGTCACGTATGGCTCATTCTTTGTTTTTTCCGTAGAAATACCTTTAATACCACACTTACTACCGCAACCTAAATAAAGAAGATCCCAATCTGCATCTCCAAGTTCATTTATACCTTTCTCAAAAGTCTGAAGAATTTTTGGATCAAATACTACATCATCTTCACAAATCAACACACGTTTCCACTTATTTTTTACCTGTTTTTTCAGTATTTCAAGAGTTCCAATTACAAGTGAAGCAGTTGGTGGCTTGACATTTTTAGAAATCTTTACGTCATACTTTTTCTCCATTTCACGCTTCTTTTGCGCGCATTCTCCTTTCTTACAACGCCCATCTACTGCATTAAATCGTTCATATTTCACCCCTTTGTTTCTAAACTGATCTGTCACTTTTCTAAATCGTTCCACCTTATCATGTAAATTTATTATAAATATACGCGAAAAATATTTATTTATAGCTAACGACTTGTCTCCAGAAAATCTTGTATCTAAACTACTCTTTGATCGACCTCTCGAACTCTTGCGCGATGCATTGCGCGAACGTCTGCGTGAGCCCTTGCGCGATCCCTTGCGTGAGCCCTTGCGCGATCCCTTACGCAATGCATTGCGCGAACGTCTGCGTGAGCCCTTGCGCGATCCCTTACGCAATGCATTGCGCGAACGTCTGCGTGAGCCCTTGCGTGAGCCCTTGCGCGATCCCTTGCGTGAGCCCTTGCGCGAACGTCTGCGTGAGCCCTTGCGCGATCCCTTGCGTGAGCCCTTGCGCGATCCCTTGCGTGAGCCCTTGCGGCCATGATTAGAACTTTCTAATAAAGATACTAAATCAACTTTCTTAAGTCTAGAATAACCAGATAGACCTTTTTGTTTAGCTTTTCTCTTTAGTTCTACTAATTTTAGTTTATCCATTTATTAAATGAATAAATTAATGATATACAGTTAATTCAATGTCCACATTATTCCTAATCATTTGTTCTTCAAACTCAAGTAAGAATTTCACATATACTTCCCACACACTATTGGAAAAATTACATCCAAGCTTGTAAGGAACATGAATGTAGACCTTTTCTGTGAAAAACTCAAAATAATCTAACATCGCCTCTAAACATTCTTTAAAGTATTTTTGTTTAGATGAATCTGTATCATCTTTCTCATACTCTGAAAACATATTAACAATATCAGGTCCATTTTCTTCTCCCAAAATAAAGACAGTTCCGGGTTTTGAGCGAGTTCCAAGAGAGGCTACATTACCTTCCTTCTTACGAAGAGAATAGGGAGATGACGATGGAAACTTTTCGTAAAGAGTAGCAGAAAACCCAGAGGGAGCTAGACTAATACAGTCGCAAATCTGAAAGATATAACCATTTTTAACATCTAGAATGTTTCCTTTGATATGCTTCATTTTAGAAATAAATAAAATAAGAAAATAAAAAATCAATTTATATAAATGGTAGAAAAAGAAAGACAAGAAAAGGAAGAAATAAAAGAATCTTTCTGCGGAGCTTGCGTTGCCGGTGTAGCAGCCTTAGCAGGAATTGGAACAGCAGGAAGTTCTAAAGGCACAAAAAATAAAGAAAAGAAAAAACTTTTATTCTGGATAGGTGTCGGCGTTACAATCGTATCTATTCTAATCTTATTATACCTTATCTTTGTGAAAAAATGCAACGAATGCTTGTAACCAATATTATTTATGTTTTTACATTTTACATAAATAATTTCTTACCTAGACTTTCTAGATTTTCTAGGGGACTTTCTAGATTTTCTAGGGGACTTTCTAGATTTTCTAGACTTTCTAGGTTTTCCAGGTGACTTTCTAGATTTTCTAGGGGATTTTTTAGAGGACTTTTTAGGGGACTTTCCAGGGGACTTTCCAGGGGACTTTCCAGGGGACTTTCTAACCTTTCTAGGGGACTTAAACTTGTAACGATTACGTTTAGAAGGAGGTTCGTCAGGTTCGCTAGGTTCTTGTAACCAAGACAGTATTAAATGTTTTAATTCATCTGGTATCTTGTTTTTATTATTAAATACTTCTAAAAGATAGGCATTCCAACCATCTATAATATTATTTATATGGTTTACTATTTTAGCGTAAAGATCGTTAATCTTACTAATACCTATATATGGATGAGTTCTTAATTGTTTGTAAATATTAGCCATAATAGGATTCTGAATATATGTTTTTATTTTTTCACAGTAGTTTTGTTCGCATAAAAATCTTATAATCTTATCGATATGGGTAGATTTGAGTGTATTAACAAGCTCTTTATTTTCAGATAAATTTTCATTTATATGTGTATCTTGATAAGTCAATAAGTTTACTATAGTTTCTGCTATTATTGTTTCTATTAATATTTCATAGTTCTTTATCAACTTAACTTTAGCGATATTAGTTGATTTATCTTCGTATTCATAATTATATAAAAAATCTTTTGCAAGCTCATTATCATTATAACCTAGGTAAACTGGTTTCTTAAACTCGTCCGCTTCATATTCTTCATCATACATTTATCTTTAAAAATTATTTATGTAAAATAATTTTATCTTCTTTTTACTTCTTCTCTTCTCCATACAAACGCTGGTACTCAGCTTCTACCGCTGGTAAGTGAAGATCTTCCACCATATACTTAATAAAGTTATTTCCAGCATCAATCTTATCCGTAGATAACCCAGCCTGACGCCTAGCATCCATATACTTATTGAAATAAAGATCCTTAAGCTCTGGATGAGTTCGGTCAAGTTCCTCTAGTTCATAACGTGTCTTAGCAATTACACCAGCCATTTGCTTCATCTTCTTTTCCGTCTCAGAGTAAGTCCACGTTAATTGCGCCTTCTTAACACGCAAGGTAGTATAGTGATCATCACGATTTTCTTCAGTCTTCTTTACATCTTCAAGAAGCTCCTTTTCACGATTCTTAATTTCCTCAATATCCTTCTGTTCCTTTTCGCGCTTTTTACGAATATCATCACTCATCGCACTAGCCATCTCCTTCTGAAGATCGACTTGGTTAACTTCCTTAGAATACTCAGAAGATTGAGTCAACGGAAAAGGTCGACCTACATAAGTATGATAAATCTGATGATACGAATCTACATTACGAATAAGTCGCTCCGCCTGTTCATTGGCTTCTTGCTCAGACGCAAAATTTCCTCGCAACTTTGCAAACCCATAAACTCCCTTTTCATTCGGAGTAGCTCCCTTTGCCGGAACAAAAGAAATAAGACCCACCTTCTGTAGTTCTACCGGAGGATCGGCATATCGTCGCTCAACCTGAGGAAATCTTTCCACATAACTAGACACATTCAACTCTTTCATAGCATCTGAAACCTGCACATCAGTTAAAGGAGCTACATTCTGGTCTAAACGAAATTCAGACGTCGTATTTCTATCACTAGGACTCGTAAGAGTACTTTCTTTACGGGATGACATTTTATCATTTTTACCAGGTCTTTAAAATAATTATATTAAAATTGAAATTATTATAATATAACAAACCAAAAAATAAAATGGATAAATACTTCTTAAAAATTCAAAAAATGAACACCCAAGAATACTCAGATTTTTTACAAAAAGAAGACCTAACACATTTACACTCTTTCAAACTCTATCTCGACGACATCTATTACAACACCGGCGACTCTTCCATCGAAGACAAAAAATACGACATTCTTAAAGACACTCTGAAAAAAAGAGATAAATCATACATCCCCCCCGTAGGCGCCAAACTCAGAGAAGGAGAAAATCGCACTAAATTACCATTCTGGCTTGGAAGCGCCGATAAAATAACTTCGGAAAAACCTGAACTTCTCTCTAGATGGAAAAAGAAACACCCTTCCCAAACCTATGTCATAAGCGAAAAATTAGACGGAGTTTCCCTATTACTTTTCCTAAAAGACAAAAAACTAAATCTTTACACTCGCGGAGACGGTAATATCGGCGCCGATATTTCCTACCTCTCAAAATATTTAAATCTCCCAAAAATCAAAGAAGATATAACTGTAAGAGGAGAACTAATCATACAAAAAGAAACCTTTCTAGAAAAATACAAAGAAACCTATAAAAACCCCAGAAATATGGTATCTGGACTTATCGCAGGAAAAACAGCAAGACAAGGCCTCGAAGATATTCACTTTGTCACGTACGAAATCGTCGGAGACTCTACCATGCCCAAACCAGAAAAACAACTATCCACACTAGCTACCCTAGGGTTTGAAGTAGCTAAACACAAAATAACAGATTATCTAGATTTAGAACTACTTTCAGAAACTCTTACACACTTCAAGAAAACCTCTAAATATGAATTAGATGGACTTATCGTACAGTCTAACGAACCATACGACCGTAACACATCCGGCAATCCAGACTATATGTTCGCTTTTAAAATGACAACAGAAGACTCAGTCCACCAAACTACCGTAAAACAAGTCGAATGGAACATCACCAAATGGGGACAACTAAAACCTGTCGTCTTAATAGAACCCGTTGACCTATCTGGTGTCACCATAAACAGAGTCACCGCTCACAACGCTAAATACGTAGAAGAAAATAATATCGGACCCAACTCAGTTATACGTGTTACAAGAAGTAACGAAGTTATCCCCTACATTGTAGAAGTCGTCAAAGGTTCTACCCCTCAAATGCCAGACGTAGAATACAAATGGGATGACACACATGTAAATATAGTCGCCGTAAAGTACGATAACATGGTTTGTGTAAAGCTTATTTCTAGTTTCTTTTCCCATATGGGAATAAAACATGTTTCCGAAGCAACAGTAAAGAAGATGTACGACAACGGATTAGATACCCTCGTAAAAATCATATCTGCAAGTAAAGAAAGACTGTTAAAAGTTCCAGAATTTCAAGAAAAATCTGCAGATAGAATTTACACTAATATACGAAACGGCTTGCAAAATGTCAAGATAGCCTCCGTTCTAGGAGCATCCGGAGTTCTAGGCTTTGGCATAGGAAGCAAAAGAATGGATGCTCTTTTCCTAGATATTCCAGATCTTCTCACCGTTTATAAAACTAAAAGCCAAAAAGAGATTAGTGATATGATTACAAAAGTAGAAGGATTTTCCCATATCATGGCAGATAAGATTTCTAAAAATCTGAAATACGCCGATCTGTTAACAAAGAAGCTATCTCCTTACGTTTCGTTCAAAAAAGAAACACGCGTATCCGAAGGATTAAAAGGCCAGAAATTTGTAGTGAGTGGGTTTCGGGATAAAAAGTTAGAAGAAGATATTACACAAAGGGGTGGAAAATTAGTAGGAACAGTTTCTAAAAATACAACAGCTTTAATAGTCCAAAGTAAAGAAGGAAAGGCGACAGGAAAGTCTGAAAAAGCACTGGAACTAGGAGTTCCTATCTATGAAAAAGAAGAATTTGTAGAACAATATATTGTTTAGTATAAATGGAATTTTGCGTAGATTGTTGTTTATCTAGCTGCAAAGAACATATTGTTTACTGTTTCCAAACTTGTAAAAAAAATTATGGAGATAATTTAGAAAAACATAAACGTTGCAATTCTCAGTGTAGTGAACTATCCGATGCCTGCCAGAGTAATTGCACCGAAATACCATCCGATTCTCTATATTATATGCATAACTGTATAAACGAAAATGGGTGTGGAGATTATCCATTATTTCGAAAAGATTGTTTAGAACAGAAAAAAGAGGATATATTTTCTTGCTATTCGGATTTTTGTAGCCCGTTAAACAAGCAAAAGTGTATAGAAAATGCAGATATTTTATACAGGCAATTAACAACATCACCTTTAAAGGATATAGATAAAGAATATGAAATAAAGGGAAACAATCTTAGTAAGAAAGAAAGAGGAGGAAATATATTTATTTTCCTATTATTCTTAATTTTAGTGTTACTTGCTATAAAAATGATTTTTTTCCGTTAATTTTATATGATAATACGAAATGTCTCGTATTACCATTATAAGAAAAATCTGTTTAGAGCCTCGCTATCTGGATGAAAATCTACAGGAGCATCTTAAGCAGAAAATTCACAACGATGTTTTAAATCAGTGTGATCAGACGTATGGCTATATTACAAAAATATACGATAATATAGAAATCGTAGAAAATATAATTTCTCAAGCTGGACCTGGTATTTTTTTCAAAGTTAAGTTTACAGCTAAAGCGTTAAGACCAGAAGTAGATTCTGTGTATGAAGGGAAAATTTGCATGGTCTTTGCACAAGGAATTTTCGTCGAAATCATGGGGAAAATGAAGGTGTTAATTCCTGCAGATAAGATGGGAAATTTCAAGTATAACAAGAGTACATCTAGTTTTAAAAATGGAACGAAAACCCTTACACAAGGAGATAAAGTAGATGTGGCGATAACGTTGATAAAATACGAAAAACATAATTTTAACTGTATAGGAAACTTAAAGACGTCAGAAAAATAATAAAATGTCTTCTGAAATAGAGATTCTTATACAGTTAAAGACTCAAATGGTTAGTTTTTTAGATGAATTAATAGAAACATTTCCAAATGAACCAGACTTTGTTATTTTTCGAATTTTCGTCAACGATAGATTACCTATCGAAGATATAATGAAGTATATTGTAAATAATTTATGTCCAATGGGAGATATGGTGAAGGCTAGAAATGAAGATTTTTTTCTTAAGAATAATATTCTTTTTGACCAGTTAGATGAAACTGATTCATCGAAGGTAAATCATTTCAAAAATCTTTGGACGTCTAAGCGAGTTGATAAGGAAGATAAGGAAGTTATATGGCGATGGTTTCAGTCGTTTATTTTTCTTGGAAACAAGTACGCTGAAATAAAAAATCTTAATAAATAAACGATGATACATCTTTATAATAAGTGTAAGTATTATCTAGACTATTTTCCACTCATCTTAATAACTTTATTTTTCCTAACTGAAACAGAGATAGAAAAACATGCTTTACACACATCTTATCAAATATCTATCACTATAATAACTTTAACAATATTTTACATAGTGACTTTTCGCCTCAAAAATAATAAATTAGCTTTCTTTCTAGCTTTATTTACCTGGGTTATTCTTATCATTGTCAAGAAAAAATATATAAACTAACTTCTTATAAATTTTTTTATAAGAATATATAAATGAGTGATGACGATGATAATATAAGACCAAGAATTCCTAAACGACGACGTACAAGAAGAGAACTTGGTTATGGTTCAATGGAAAATCCGGACGATCTGCAATATCTAGAAGATATGGAAGAAGAAGAAGAAAGTTCTGAAAATGAAGATGAAATGAACTTTAAGCGCCATTCTCGCAAAAGCATAAAGAAGAATAAGCATAAGTCTCGCACGAGTAAGCGTAAGCCACGTAAAAGTAAGCGCAAGTCACGTAAAGTAAAGAAGAGTAAGCGTAAGTCTCCTAAACAGAGTAAGCGTAAGCCACGTAAGAGTAAGCGTAAGCCACGTAAGAGTAAGCGTAAGCCACGTAAGAGTAAGCGTAAGCCACGTAAGAGTAAGCGTAAGCCACGTAAGAGTAAGCGCAAGTCTCCTAAGAAGAGTAAGCGTCGTTCTCGGAAATTATAAAATAAAGTATATAATACTTTATTATAATAAATGGAGGATGAAACATATATAATTGTTAAAACAGAAGAATTTAACAGAAAATTTCTCTATGATTTAGCAGACTTAACTATAGTTCAAAATGAATACCTAAACTCTATAAAAAAATTCGATTCAGAAGGAAGACTTTTAAATATAGGTTACGGAAGACAACCTTCTAGAAATGTAAAATTTGTAGGAAGTTATACCGAAAAAAATATCGGCAACTACATCACCGACATCGACGTAAATATAATAGTCTCCTTAAATGACCACTTTTTTGACCGTTTAAAAAATATACTAGAAAACATAGATAAAACTCCCTTCATATTTACAAACTTCTATTATGGCTACATACAAGGCCTAGAACCAGCTTGGTCAATCGGAGAAAAAGGTGAATGCGATTTTAACCTAGAAAAAGTAAATAAATGGTTCGAAAACACAAAAAATTATCCAGAAATCTACGAAAAGGTTAAACCATACCTATCCAAAAATACAATCTCAATGATGGACATTTTAACATTAGATAAAATATTAGAACCATATATATCATTAAACTGGACAAAAGACGAAATTATACAAGGCTACAAAATGTATAAAGGCGTGCGATATGACTTTCGGAAAATATTCACAGAATCTAAAAAATACAAAGTACTAGAATTTATGTACAAATACAAAAATATTTATTGTTCAGTTGACCTGAAAATAATACCTAAAGACTCTGTCGTTTTTAACGAAAGTTACAGAGTCTACTATTATAATGAAAATAAATACGAACTTTACAAATCTCTAAAAAGAAAAATAAGAAACGATAAAATACCTGAATATCTGGAAGAAAGAAAAAAAGCCATCGGACACATCACACCCCTACTCTTTTTCATAGAATACGCCAACAAAATAAAAAAATACAACTTAATCCCTCAGGAAAAGTTAACAACATTTATCCGAACATACGCCGATAATCACAAAATAGCCACCATAGATTACGATAAACTAAAACGAATTCTAAGGGAAAAAATCACACCTCTCTACGAAAAATACAAACAATTTATTAAAGATGAATACAAAGAAGATAATTTTGTTTTAGAAATCAGAACTCTTCAACTTAACGAACAGGTTCCCAAATCTTTAATAGAAAAACGCCAAAAAGCTGGCTATGACTGTACTTTATTTCCCATGAATGCAGAACATATAAAATTTATCTATAGAAAAGCTAGAGATACCCTTATAGACCCTTATAAACTGTACGACTGTATAATCAAAAGCTCCCATAATACAAAGTTCTTACTACCTTGGCTAATAACTAATATTTTTGTAAAGAAAAACTACAACATCCGCAAAGAACAGAACACTTACAGTCTTTATCTAGACGATAAAAAAATCGAAAGTTCTACTGAACTAAAACCTCTGCAACTAACTTGTTTAATAGGGAAAAAAGAAACAGAAAAATCAGATACTTGGTATGTGCAATGGAGTAAACCTTTTGCAAAGTTTGTGGAAGAAAGAAGAGGAGAGCGAGATGTAATATCCTTAATTTACGAAAAAGGTAATGCTGTGATGAAAAAGACACCACAAGTAGGAGATAAAGCGTTGGTATTGTCAGAAAAAAATATTATATACAAAGGTATTGTTATATCAGAACATGATCGTGGGTATGGATTACGTTTAACGAAAGTAGAACCTGTTTATGTTGGAAAATGGTTTCGCAGAAATTGGAATTTGCAAAATGAAAAATAAAGTATAAAATTACTTTATTTTTAAATAATGTCAATTGATATACATGATATATCTTGTATAGATTTTGGAATCTATACAGCGGATGAAATACGTCAAATGGCTGTATGTAAGATAGATAGTACTAAGTTAACAGGGCCAGGTACTGTATATGATGAAAGAATGGGGTGTAGTACAGATACAGATAAGCCATGTGTTACGTGTGGTTTGAAAAAAGAATGTTGGGGACATTTTGGATATATAGATTTAGTTCAGCCTGTTTTACATCCAATGTTTTACAAGATGATTTCGACGTTTCTAAAGTGTTTTTGTAAGCAGTGTCATCGTCTTCTTCTTCTTAAAGATCAGATTGAACTGGCTGGATTTTCTAAAATGAAGAATGAACGTCGTTTTAATAAGATGTTGGAAAAGTTAGATAAGATTGATATGTGTTCGCAGTGTTTTTCACCGCAGCCTAAAATTACTTACAAGTCAAAAGATATGACAATTAATATGGAATATAAACAGCGTAAAGGAGATGGTAAGATATCGATTGTGATGGAAGTAGATGATATTAAGAAAATCTTTGATAATATATCTGATGAAGATGTAGAAATGTTGGGATTAAATCCATCGAGAACTCATCCAAAAAACTTAATCCTTACCGTTCTACCGGTGATTCCACCGTGTTCACGTCCGTATGTTTTAGCTGATGGAAATATATGTGATGATGACTTGACTTATCAGTTGATAGAAATTGTTAAGATTAATAACCAGTTGGATACAAATGATAGCCAAAAACGACAGAAACTTATACAATCACTACGCTTCCGAATCTCGACAATGTTCAATAATTCAAAGGGTAAAGCGAAACAGCCTACAGATAGCAGGCCTCTAAAAGGTCTCAAGGAACGTTTAGCTGGAAAGAAAGGACGTATTAGGGATAATTTAATGGGTGATGAAACAGGTAGGGTCTGTTTCTCTCTGTGTTAACAGAGATCGCTCATAACAGGTAGGCGCCATTAATGTTGGGGATACACATTAATGGGAAAACGTTGTAAGTTCCCCCTCGAAAGAGTATATAACTACCTAGTCCAAAATATTGGGCAACATCTTCAAATTGCGGGAATATCTCTTTCTTGTTCTACGATCAGTATATAGTGATATACACTGAAACCCCGTTGAAAGACGGTGGGCTATGTTTGAAAAAAAATGAAAAATCTCTCTAATTGCAATATTTGAAAAAATGGATAAATATGGAATCATATACAGAATTATTAACAAAACCAACGGAAAATCATATATTGGAAAAACAAAATCTCATTACGGTGAAAAATATTTCGGTGTTGAAGGGAGATTAAAACAACATTTAACAAACGCATTTACACCTTCTAAGAATAACGACTGTCCGTTATTTTATAGAGCTATAAGAAAATATGGTAAAAATGTATTTCAGATTGAAATTCTAGTTATATGCGATTTAACAGAAGTAGATAAATTTGAGATTTCAATGATAGAATTATATATGACAATTAACGATAAGTTTGGTTATAATATTGCTTTAGGTGGAAGAGGACGTAGTGTAGTTGAAATTTCAGAAGAAATTCGCGAAAAAATTTCCAAGTCTCAAACAGATAGCCAACTAAATATAAAAGAACTTATAAAAGATGGAAAAGTTGTTGGATATCGTGTTCGTAGAAGACAAAATGGCATTGTATACGGGAAGAATTTTGGTTCTTCTTTATATACAGTAGATGAAAATTTTAAACAAGCCAATGAATACTTGGAAAAAATAAAATTAAGAATATATGAAAATTACAAACCAGAACTACCTAAAGGAATATATTATTTTGGAAATGGATATAGAGTAAATGTGTTAATAAATGGTCATAAATACGATAAAACTTTTTCTAGCAAAAAAGTATCAATGGAAAAAAAATTTAAGTATGCGGAAGAATGGCTTGATAATATCCGAAAAAACACACCGATAAACTCTAAATATGATGAAAATAAACAAGATGAAAATATGAAGAATATTACGTTGGTTAAAAATAAAAAAAGTGAAATAATTGGATACTGTGTAAAGATTATATACAATGGAAAAAGATATAAAAAAAGTTTTCAAAGTTCTAAAATAACAATGCATGAAAAGCATAAAATGGCTATTTCATGGAGAGATTTAATATTTCAAACATTACGTAAAAACGAACAAGAAAATCTCTGAAAAGAGATAGAGACAATCCGCATCCAAGCTTCTCAACCGAGAAGAAGGTTCAGAGACTAGATGGAGATGGGTGAGTTATGATAGGCAAACACCTTGAACTTGCTTAAGGTATAGTCCTTTCTGGAGTAATCTAGATTTGTAGGTATCGCCCTTGACCTAAACCAAAAGTACTATGGCATGGTCAAAGATACCGATCCGAAGAGAGTTAACTTTTCAGCTAGAACGGTGATTGGAGCGGATCCAACGTTGAAGTTAGGGCAGGTAGGAATTCCGTATGAGGTAGCTCAGATACATACAAAGCCAGAAACGGTGACAGAGTTTAATATAAAGTGGTTGACAGAGTTGGTGAATTCTGGAAAAGCGAATTTTCTTACAACGATGCGAAGGCGACGAGATGAAGAAGGTAATGAAATTGGGCCGGAAGTAAAGATTCGAAACAATTTACAGTATGGATTATACAAAAAAGGAACAGAATTATTATATGGAGACTTGATAGTCAGAGGAGACTTGAAATTCAAAACTGATAAGAAAGGAAATATAATAATTCCAGAAGATACAGGAAAAACAAAGATAATCACAGTGAAAACAGGAAAAGAAAAATTAGAAACTGGTGATAGACTAATTAGAAATGGAAAATTTATCGAAGTAAAATATCCTTCAAAAAAGAATATTACTCTAAAAATCGGAGATATAGTTGAACGACAGCTTCAAAAGCATGATATAGTCTTGTTTAATAGACAGCCGGGGAAAATAAAATTGATTTCCAATTAAAAGAATAAATCTTTCCAAAAAATGCAAAAGTGTAATTGTAAAAAAGAGTATCCAAACACTCTAAAAGGTTGCGAAATATGTACTACAGATGAACAAAATCCCGAACAAAATAAAATATGCGTAAGATGCAAAATACTTAAACCTCTAGGAAACTTTCCTTTACGAAAGAAAATTCCTACAAAACAATGTTCAAGTTGTTTAGAAACAATGAAAAAATATAGAGAACAGAAAAAGACCAAAGATTCACAAAAAAAGATTCAAGATGACGAAAAAATATGTAAACAATGCAATAAAGTCAAGCATATTGATAACTTTAAAAACAGAAGTACAGGTGGAAAAACCGCTAAATGCATTGACTGTATAAACTATATGAATGCTTACCTAGATAAGCACAAATGCGTACATGGAAAGAAAAATAAAAGCGCATGTAAAGAATGTGGAGGTGCTAGTATTTGTCCACATGGTCGTTCAAAAACGTATTGCAAAGAATGTAAAGGTGGAAGTCTTTGTATACACAAGAAACGAAAAGACCGATGTGCTGATTGCATAGAATTATACGGACGTCATCAATATTGTGAACATAAATGTATGAAAACAACTTGCATTGAATGCGAAGGAGGGAGTATATGCGAACATGGAAAACGTAGAACAAGATGTATTGATTGTGAAGGAGGAACTGTATGTGAACATAAGATATTAAGAAATACATGCAGATATTGTGATTTTATTGGATTTTTGACAAGTCGAGTAAGATCTAGAGTTTGTTCCGCAATAAAATCCAAATCGAAAAGAACAATAGAATATCTTCTTTGTGATATAGAAACATACAAAAAATATCTCGAAGACCAGTTTGTGTCTGGGATGACTTGGGAAAATTATGGTAAAGTTTGGGATATAGATCATATAGTACCTATAAAATATCAGAATCCAACTATAGAAGAAGTGATTAAGAGACTTCATTATACGAACACGCAACCTCTTTGGAAAGAAATGAATATGAAAAAAGGAAATCGTTTTATATATAAGTTGGCTGCAACAGGTGGCTGCCCTCAAGAAGAGGGGGAAACAGTGCTACCACCTAGTCCAATCTAGTGGGTTGGGCGACACACCTCATTAGCGGGAATCCCCTAAAGCTCAGACTACCAAGCCTGTATAGAAATGTATAGGTGGCCGGGGTAATGACCTAGGGTAGTACACGTTTCGGCGTGTCAGGTAAAAACGTCTGAGATATTACGAGAGTACTAGAGCGTACAAGTACTAGTGCGTACAAGTACTAGCGTAGAATGGGCAATCCGTGAGTAAAGAGTCTAAGTCCTTATGTGATTTGGATATGATTCTCTCACAACGACTGAGTAAGATGTGCTTAAATCTTACGTGCTAGACAATTGTCTAGAAACGGGTGTGGGTCTGAGGGGTTATCACAGCCCTTGTGAAGGCTTAAGGTATAGTCTACTCCCTTCCGAAAGGTTGGGTATAAAAGAACTCAAAATTAGGGTTAAAACAGGTGGATGCTTGTATGGTTGAGTAAGATACCATACAAGAGAAACATTGTAACTTACTCTTCGATAAAACCACCTAGTCCTTGTGAAAATAAGGGCGAGATTCCTCAATTGCGGGAACTTCCTTAGAGCTTAAACTACTACTTGTACAGTTGAAAAGCTGTACAATACCTGGGGTAATGACCTAAGGCATGTATGTGTAAACATACGCAGTAAAAACGTTTAAGATTGGATAATCCGCAACGAATTCCTACACCAATGGAAAGCGCTCAACGACTGCATTGCTATACAACTCAGAAACTATATAGCAACAACGGGAATCGGTCTGAGGAGAGTCGCAACTCCAATGAAGGCTTAAGGTATAGTCTAGTCCTTGTAGGAAACTTCAAGGGTTAACTGCTACATCGTGGAAGTATGCTGGCTATGGAAGTTATTCCAATGCCACATAAAAGTTTTAGGTTTAATTTAGCTGCTACGAAAAGTTTCAACGCAGATGAACAGAAATAAAAATGTTTTTTGGCGATAAAATATTTAAACATTCAAGAAATATAAACAAATGACAAATTTAAGCGAAATTCTTGAACTAAACTATTCTTATCGAAAAGATCGGACAAAAAAAACAGATATTTCGGAAGTATATGGAATTATTTATAGAATTTATTGCATCCCAGAAGATAAATGTTATATTGGACAAACTTTTAGTCATATGATTTGTCTTGAATATTTAGACAGACATGGAATAATTTCTCGATGTAAAATACACTATAGAGCAAAAGAATACGATGAACACAAAATTAAACCTTTGTACCAAGCCTTAAATAAGTATTCTTCTGATCAATTTGAAGTGTATGAAGAAAAAAGAATATACAAAGAAGAAATTGGACGGATCAATCAAATAGAGGCTGAATATATGGAGAAATATCAATCTCTGTATCCAAATGGATATAATATAGAAGAAATCGGAAAAAAATACACCCGTCTAATGAAAAGACTTGGGGAACATTATGGTTTTGAAATAAAACGACACAATTATATTGATAAGACAAGAGAAAAAAGATGTAAAGATATATGTTTTGGTATTAGATTTGGAATAAAAAGAACAAAATATTCAAATGATCTAATCCGCGAAAAGCTCAAGTCTATCAATATAGAAAATATTCGATTAATCAAAACAAATAATGAACTTCGCATCATAGTCAAAGAAAAGGGTGCTAAAGATAATATCAGAGTTTATTTCAAAGGTTCCAAAGAAGATTGTGAAAGTTTTGCTCGACAGTTAACAAACAATGTAGAAATATCAGAGTCTTTTCAAGGGAATGACTGCTATAAATACCAGTCAAAACTTGATAAAGTTCTTGCCATTAGTGACATAACAAGAATTGCCGGAAAAATATACGATAGTGCTGTTAGTAAAAGCAAAACTTACTTGATTATTTTCTACGGCAAGAAAAACAACAAAATTCAGTCATTAGCAAGAATATCATTTGGAGGTAGAACAATAGATATTGAACAAAGTAGAAATGATGCAATAGAATTTATAGAAAGATTTAAAAAAGAAACAAAGTCTGATCCTATTTATAGTTTACAATAACGCCAAAAAAGTTATAACATCGACGTCTGCAACAGGGAGGATTAAAAGTCTGTAGCTCCCTAGTCTACAAAGTAGGCGAAACACCTGGATGCGGGAAGTCCCTAAAATCTCAGTTACCACCTTTGTTTTTAAAGAAGCAAAGGGACCACGGTTAATAGCCGTACCCAACGGTAAAAATACTGAGAATATATGGGTAATCCGCAGATGAGAACCTAAAGTCACTATATGTTACACCAGACTATGGTTCCATTTCAACGACTGGTAAGGTGTTGGTCTGAGAGAACTGGCAATTCTCTATGAAGGCTTAAGGTACAGTCTAATCCCCATTGGAAACTTTAGGGTATCAATGTTCGATGGAGACGAGATGGACTAATGTTCAGTTTCTAACAGACAGTCGCCTAAAAGGTTGCGTAAGATACCTTTTAGGATAAACGATGTAACTTACGCCAAGATATAACTGTCTAGTCAATTTTGGCAAGATGACTCAATTGCGGGAAACTCCTGAGAATCTAGACTACCAAACCTGTATAGAAATGTATAGGTGGCCGGGGTAATGACCTAGGGTAGTACACGTTTCGACGTGTCAGGTAAAAACGTCTAGAATTGGAAAATCCGCAACGAACTCTTACCGGTCTTATGTGACTGACCTATGGAGTGCGTTCAACGACTTGTACAAATCTTGTACTTAACGGTCATCGGTCTGAAGGGTCGTCACAGCCCTAATGAAGGCTTAAGGTATAGTCTATCCCCTTCGGGAAACCTTAGGGTATCGAGGAATATACATACCCCCCAATCCTATGAAGCGGAAGCAGAACTTCGCATGATTTCTGCAACCGCTCTTAATATTATTACTCCACAGGAAAGTAAACCTATTATCACTATTACACAGGACTCTTTAGTCGCTGCCTTTCTTATGACAAGAAGACACTTCCCACTCACACGTGGACAATTCAGCGACATCTCTATGAAAGGTGAGCGTCACGATGGATCAGCCCTTTTCACACCTATCAGATTAAAAGCCATCGAACGCGTCCTAAAACAAAACGGCAAAAAACCCGACGTATTCAACGGCCGAGGCTTAATATCCCTTATCTTACCAGAAAATTTCAACTACGAGAAAAAGAACGGTGCTCACACAGAAGAACAAGTCGTGAAAATCAGAGAAGGAGTCTTTATCGAAGGCGCACTAGATAAAAGTACTCTAGGCAGTGCACACGGATCTATTATCCAAATTCTTAACAAAGAATATGGGACCAAAATCACAGCCAATTTCATAGATAATATGCAGTTTTTAGGAAATGCTTGGCTACTTGTACATGGGTTTTCGGTAGGCTTAGAAGACTGTATGGTAACCTCTAAACAAAGTGTATTAGCGATTAAAGATAAATTAACAGAATGTTATACAAAAGCTGAAGGAATCGAAGAAACTACACAGAATCAAGGAATTAGAGAAGTAAGAGTTACAGCGGCGTTATCTCAAGCCAAAGATATTGGAATGAAAATTGCCAAAGATGCTATGAAACCAGATAATAACTTCTTAGTTACAGTAGTTTCAGGAGCAAAAGGAGATTACTTCAATATTTCACAAATCACAGGTGTTCTTGGACAACAAAATTTAGAAGGCAAAAGAGTAAATCCAACTCTCAGCCACGGAAAACGAACACTACCACATTATCCCTTTGGAAAACTCCCTAAAGAAAGAGAATACGAATCCAGAGGCTTTATCAGAAACTCTTTTATTCACGGATTAACACCACAAGAATTTTTCTTTCACTGTATGTCAGGAAGAGAAGGTGTAGCAGATACAGCAATGGGCACAGCAAAATCCGGTTATATTCAGCGTAAAATTGTAAAAGTGTGTGAAGATATTCAGATTCAATATGACCAAACAGTTCGAGATGCAACTGGTAAGATTTACCAGTTTTCTTATGGAGAAAATGGCTATGATTCTACTAAAACTATCCGTGTAAATAACGAACCTAACCCTTGTGATATTTCTCGCCTTGCCGACCGCTTAAACACTTCCTTTGAACTCGGCATAAATGAAGAATCTGATCCAGATGAATATACTCCAAAAATTTCCTCAACTATTCTAGAAGACGGTCAACACCGCTCACTCTCTACCTCATCTGAAAAGAAAAAACTCATCTCTAAAATCAAGAAAAAGAATCCCAAGACTGTGGTAAATGAAGACTGGAACACCGATGAACTCTCTCAAAGACTCGAAAGCCTAGATGTCGAAGAAGATTCCGAAGATTATGAAAACGACGACGATGAGGTTGAAGATGAAGAAGGCGACGATGAAGAAGATGAAGATGATGAAGAAGGTGACGAGGAAGGTGATGAAGAAGGAGAGGAAGGCGATGAGGAAGAAGGCGATGATGAGGAAGATGATGATTATGAAGAAGATAATTACGAACAAGAGGAAATGGATTTTAACGATGATTAGAAGAAATATATATAATAAATGAATAATATTCTATTATTTTTATTTGGATGTATTCCCGTTCGTCTGGGTTTATGTGTGTTAGCTTACAAGTTGTCTAAGAAAAATCTTCCTTATTTAGGAATTATATTAGCTCTGATAGGCATATCTTTCTTATATTTATTTTTTACCGACTCTAGAATGAACGCACCCGAAGCAAAAGGTCATACTTGGTGGAGTCATTACCGTTTAATGCATGGAATGTTATACTTAACTGCAGGTATTTATGCTCTACGTAAGGAAAATATCGCTTGGATTCCTTTACTAGTGGATGTAAGTTTTGGAATAGTGGTGTTTAGTCAGCATAGGTTGTTTTAATTTTTTTTCTTGTTAAAGATAAAAAATGGATAGTCAAATTGATAATGATATTTATTATACTAATGATGTAATTATTTTTTTAAAAAAATTACTTGAATATTTTGAGAAAGGAGAGATAACTAGAGAAACTTTAATATCAGAATATAATAACACACTAAAAAATAACATTTCTATCGACAAAATTATAAATGATAT